TACCTGAGTTAAAGCAAAACCTTATTGAGTATTGCAAATTAACCATGGGTGATCAAATCATTGATCTTGAATTAGACCCTGCACACTACGAAGCGGCATATCAACGCACAATTGGTACCTATCGCCAACGTGCGCAAAATGCCTATGAAGAAGCATACATCTTCATGGAACTGATCAAGGATGTGAACATCTACACCCTGCCACAAGAAGTATACAGTGTTAGACAGATATTCCGCAGAACGTTTGGCGATTCAACAGGTCCGTTTGCATCAAACTTTGATCCGTTTGCTCAGGCGTCGATCAACGTTTATCTCATGAACTTCAACGTGGCCGGCGGCTTGGCCACATATGATTTCTACAGTCAGTATGTTGAACTGGCTGGTCGCATGTTCGGTGCGTACATGAACTACACCTGGAACCCTGTGACAAAGAAACTGCAACTGATTCGTGATCCCAAAGGCACAGGCGAAAACGTCCTGCTTTGGGTATATCAAACCAAACCTGAAATTCAACTGCTGAGTGACTACCAAATTCAACAGTGGATCCGGGACTACATGGTTGGTGCCTGCAAAATGATCATTGGCGAAGCTCGTGAAAAGTTCTCAACCATTGCTGGTCCACAAGGCGGCGGCCAACTAAACGGTGCTCAAATGAAGACCGAAGGACAAGCCATTATGGATGCCAAAATTGAAGAACTCAAGATGTACGTGGATGCTTCGCAACCACTGACTTGGGTAATTGGCTAATTGACATTGATTGCCAGTCTTGCTATAATATAGCATGGACTTGATGATTGACATGGAGGGCCTTGCTACCGGCCCCGAAACTTGCATTCTTACTATAGCTGCCCAGGGCTTTGATCCCTTTGGTGACGGTTACTATCCCGACAAGTTTTACTATGCCCGCGTTGATCTTGACAGTCAACCCAATCGCAAAATTGAACAAGGCACCATAGAGTGGTGGGCCACTCAAAAAGAAGCACAGGTAGAAGCATTTGCCGAAGACGGTCGTATACCCTTGGACCAAGCACTAGACGAACTGGGCCGCTTGATTTGGCACTCCCGGCGTATCTGGGCTCAAGGCCCCACTTATGACATGACCATCTTGGAGCATGCCTACAAAAGCTACAATAAGCCTTTGCCCTGGCAGTATTATGCAGTGCGAGATTCAAGAACGGTGTTTAGCCTATGGCCTGAACAACCCATTCCCGCCACCAGTCATCATGCGTTGGAAGACTGTCGCAGACAAATTGGCATGCTACAAAATACACTTAAATATCTCAAAGTTAAGGAACTCAAATGATCATTGGCATCTGTGGTTTTATTGGAGCCGGCAAAGATACTGTAGCCGACTATCTTGTGAATTTGCATCATTTTCGCAAGGAAAGTTTTGCCAACAGCCTTAAAGATGCAGTAGCACAGGTGTTTGGTTGGGACAGAACCATGCTTGAAGGACGTACCAAACAAGCCCGCGAATGGCGCGAAAAACGTGATGAGTGGTGGAGCAATCGTTTGGGCAAAAACATTACTCCGCGTTGGGTACTACAATATTGGGGCACAGAAGTATGCCGCAGAGGATTCCATGATGATATTTGGATTGCCAGCTTGGAAAACAAACTGCGCAACAGCCAAGATCATGTGGTAATTTCAGATTGTAGATTTCCCAACGAAATTCGTGCTATCAAAAGTGCCGGCGGAAGAGTGATAAGAGTTGTGCGTGGGCCCGAGCCAGACTGGTATCAAGACGCTGTAAATGTAAATGCAGGCCGGGGAAACATGCAGTGGTTGCTGAGCACAGAGCGCCTAAAAACTCTGGGAATTCATGCCAGCGAAACCAGTTGGGTAGGCACCGACTTTGATGCAGTCCTAGACAACAACGACACCTTGGACAATTTGTATCAACAAGTCAAAATCCTGGTTACAAGTCCGGTTCAAGATCGCCGCGACGCCAAGTAATGTCACCGCGTTTTACTTCAACGCTACAGTTCAAACACACAGTTCTCAAATTACGTTGACTGCTGTTGGTCAAATCACCATCAATGTGAAACACAAATAACTGAGTGGTATAACGAGCCTTGAACCCGCATTTGTCACATGCGGGTTTTTTCTTGTACCCATCCAATTGCCATCGAGGCACAGGCGCCTTGTGTTTCCTCCCCCGTCGCTGACAAGCAGTACACATTGATCTGTAGTACACACGGTCATATTTGTGATAAGCCACAGCCCGGGGTTGTGTCCCGCACACTTTACAAAACGGTCTCATACGGTATTTAGCACACGGACCTACATATAGGTTGTTCAAACCAGGCGTTTTTGGCATTCGTCAATAAATATTAGAACTTGAAAAGGAATCCATTATGGCTCTAACATCACCTGGCGTAGAAGTAACAGTAATTGACGAAAGTCAATACGTACCTTCAGCTGTCAACACAGTACCTTACTTTTTGGTTGCCACGGCACAAAACAAAGTATCCAGTGACGGTATCACTGTGGCAGCAGGTACTCTGGCTGCCAATGCAAACAAAACTTATTTGATTACCAGTCAGCGCGACTTGGCTGCTACTTTTGGTGTGCCATTCTTCTATAACACCACAACTGGTACTCCTATCAATGGATATGAACTCAACGAATACGGTTTGCTGGCAGCGTACAGCGCTCTTGGTGTTACTAACCGCTGCTATGTACAGCGTGCAGACATTGATTTGACTGCGCTCACAGCTAGTTTGACACGCCCCCTGGGAACACCTCCCAACGGCTCTTATTGGGTGGATTCAGGACTGTCAACCTGGGGTCTTTTTGAGTGGAATGCAACCACTGCAAGTTTTGAACTGCAAACTCCAATTGTGATTACTGATGCAACTGATGTGGTCAATGCTGACGATACTGATCAAATTGCTGGTTGTACACCATTGGAAACCATTGGTAGCATTGGTGATTATGCTGTGACCATTGTGAACGAACATGCTTTTGTGTACTACAAAAAGTACGACAATACTTGGAACCAAGTTGGCAGCGATGGTTGGAAAACTTCATGGCCATCAGTGTCTGGTACCAATGCTGTAGTTGGTGCAGGATTGACCGTTGGTGCAAACATGATCATCAATGGCACAACTGTAACAGTGGGTGCTACAAACACCGTGGCAGGATTTGCTACTGCAATTAACAATGCTACCATCACTGGGGTCACAGCCAGAGCAGTAAACAATCGCTTGTACATTTATGCTAACAGTACCGCAGGCACAGACGGCTCTACATTGAACAGCGACGGTTTTATTGAAATTGTTGCTGGTCCTAACTTGGGCACTGCACTGTTGACTACACTGGGTATTTCTGCAAGTCAATATCCTGCACCACAGTATTTCCCGGGGTACAGCTATCAACAACCCAAGTGGATTTCTGGTGCCAATATTGACCCATTGAATGCTAGACCCACAGGTTCTATATGGCAAAACATGAGTACTGCCAACAATGGTTTGAACATTTCAGTCAAAAAATACAGTGCTGCATTGGGAGCATGGGTCACACAAACTTGCCCAGCTTATGTGGGCGATTCAACTGCAATTTACGGTCTTGACCCCACCGGCGGCGGCAAGAATATTCCTGTAGGCACGCTGTATGTTTCATACACTTCGTTCAACTGGGAAACCACCATCAGCACAGCAGCCTTTACTATTTTTGAACGATATGCATTTGGCCCAACTGTAATTGCCGGTACAACCACTCCAACAGGAAATGCATTTGGGGTAGGCGACGAGTTTACCATGAACTCTACACAACCTGGCACTGCCAGCAACATCTTTGCCACAGTGACCATAGGTGGAACTGGATCAGTGGCCGACTTTATTACTGCTGTATCGGCAGCTGGAAATCCTTATGTCACCGCCAGCGTAAACAGCGCCGGTAACATTGTGTTCACACACAGCGCAGGCGGCAGTATATTCCTTGAGGATCTAACTGGAGACGCAGTGGCCACAGCTGGTTTTGCTATTGGTGCACCAGATCAAGTTGGTCATGCTCAAACTGGTGACTCGTTAAGACTCAGTAACTTTGTGTCAACACCACTGTTTACCTACACAGCCAGCAACACTGCACCTGATTCAGATCCTGCAGACGGTCGTTTGTGGTATTACAGTGCGGTCGATCAGGCTGATATCATGATTCAAGATGATGGAAATTGGAAAGGTTATCAAAACGTTGTCAGCGATGTGCGCGGCTACGATTTGACCTTGACCAATGCGACCGGCCCAATTATTTCGGCCACAGCGCCCACCACACAAACTGATTTGGCAGAATCACCACTGCAATTTGGTGACTTGTGGATTGACACAAGTGATTTAGAAAATTATCCCAAGCTGTATCGCTGGCAACCACTTGGCAACTTGGATCAGTGGGTTGAAATTGATACTTCAGATCAAACCACTCAAAACGGTATCTTGTTTGCTGATGCTCGTTGGGCCACAAACGGCACAACCGACCCAGTCGCTGATCCCTTGCCAAGCATTGTGAGTTTGTTAACCAGCAATTATCTTGACCCTGACGCCCCCAACCCAGCCCTGTACCCACAAGGCACACTGCTGTTTAACACACGTCGTTCAGGATACAATGTGAAGTCTTTCCAAACCAATTACTTCACAAGTTCTGCTACAGACTACAGCATTGACACTTGGTCGTCTACTTCAACATACGCAGTCAACGACTTTGTTACCTATGATTTTGGTATCTATGTGTGTGTACAGGCCACCACAGCCGGTATAGCACCAACCAATACTGCTTATTGGGATCTAATCAATCTCAATACATGGCTCAGCGCCAGCGGCAATAGAGCCAACGGAGCAATGTGGTCAGGCCGCCTGGCCCAACGTCAAATCATTGTGCAGGCACTGAAGTCAGGACTTGACACCAGTGTGACAGCACGCGAAGAGCAGACACAATACAACATTATTGCTACACCTGCTTATCCAGAGTTGACACCAAACATGATTGCACTCAGCAACGAGCGCAACAACACATTGTTTGTTGTGGGCGATACACCAATGCGTTTGGGA